CTTGCCAAACAGCCACAACTCATCAATCAGCGTACCCACGGACTTGATACCGGACACCGTATTCGGATCGGCAGCCACCACCTTCAGGGTGGTGTCTGTCACCCTGTGGGTGATGGTCCGGATATGGGTCTGTACCTGGCAGAGGTCATCCAGATCATCGTCACGTCGTACCATATCCCGGGCAGGGTTGAAGGCGTTGGCCGCCACCTCCACAGTCGGGGCCAGAATCGTGTAACCCGCCGCCTGCCGCCAGTTCAGTAACAGTGCAGTCATCATGATCCCCGCGGCCAGCGTGGACTTCGAGTTTTTCTTGGGGATAAGGATAAAAACTTCCTTGATATGGCGTACACCGGTCTGCGCATCGTAGGAGCCAAACAGGGCCGCCACCAGGTCAAACACCCACGGTGCACAGGACTCCCCGAACGTCGGGCTACCAGGTGCATCCACAATCCGCAGTTGTTTAAAAATCGCCAGGGCATGTGCGGCCTCGTCCGGATAAATCGGATCCGGAATAATCGACAGCCCCTTTTTCAGGCGCTCTGCCCAGTCCGGGCAGGCTGTGCTCCATACAGGTATCATCCGTTGCCCTCATTATCGTTATTCACCACCAGTCGGGGTGGCGGTGGCACCGCAAAACGGTTAGCCGCTTTTTTCGCGGCATCACCTTTTGCCGATTTTTTCCCGGTATCCCCTTTTTTATGGTGCGTGAACTGCGCCAGACGCCAGGCCGCATCCAGTGCCAGTTTCGGATCAATGCAGAGGTTTTCCACCAGGATCCGCCCCATGGCTTTCACCGGATCGGGAAGACCATCCTCCATATATTCAATACCAGGAGACATCACCGCGGACGGTGGCATCTCCGGATTATTTTCGTCCGGCTGAGGTATTGCAGCCGCCTCACGGCGACGGGGTTTATCCTCCTGCTCTGATTTTTTCTGCCGGTAAACAGGAACCTCATCCACCTCCACCGTCTCGCATTGTTTACGGGCTATAAACGCAAGCACCTCCGGATCTTTTGCCAGCTGCGAGCCTTTAACCCTGGCGGTCTTCGCCGAATAACCGGCGGCAATGGCTGACGCTGTTTTGTTTTTCCCGGACATGAGCGCCAGCGCAAATTTTCGTTTTTGCGTTTTCAGCACAGCCTCCTCCCGGGTCCAGAACGCACTCAGCCGGGTATGGTTCAGCCCATTTTTCCCGGCGTCTCATGCCGCAAATGTTAACTGCTGCCTGGTTAACATTTTCTGAAAAAGCCAGTTAACATTTTTTTCGCACAACAAACTGAATAATAAAGATAAAAACCGCAAAAATGCCCGGGCAGCCAGTTAACATGTTAACTGCCCTGAAACGGGAATTTTTTCTCTGCGTGAGAGGGGGCGCGGTGTCCAAAGCGATCGTTTTTTACGCCGGATGATACCCCCCCCGGGTCGGGTTACAGTCCGATGATGTCGTCCGCTCTGCCACTACCTCCGGACACCTCCGGCAGCGTCGGGTCCGGCATACCACCCGCCGCTTCACGAGCAGACTTTTGTCGATGGCATTCGGTACAGAGCGTCCAGAGATTCGTCTCCTCATTACCACCACCGAACTGAAGTGCAATTCGGTGATCAAGTTCACTGTCACAGAGGTCAACCACACGACCACAGATACAGCACTGCCCGGCGTCCCTGAGCCAGATATGACGCTTGAGGGAAACACGTGCACTGCCACTGACACGACGCTGCTCCCCCTTCAGAATATTCACCCGTCGGGTATTCAGTGTTTTGATTCTGCTCTGGAGTGTACGAAGCTGAGCCATGTAAAATCCCCGTCATATGGCAATCAGTAAAGGAAATAAATATGTCATCGAAAAACCGGACCCGCAGAACCACAACCCGCAATATCCGTTTCCCCAATCACATGATTGAACAGATCAACATCGCCCTTGAGCATAAAGGATCCGGTAACTTTTCAGCGTGGGTTATTGAAGCCTGCAGGAGAAGGCTGGCAACAGATGCAACGCATCTGCGCCCGACCAGCATGACAAATAACGAGAAATGAACGTTCGGTTTCTTCCACCATCGCACCGGACAGGCGACTATGAGGGGACAACGCCGCGCTCCGTTAACGCGGTAAACCCCGGTGTGTATCGTTTTTGATTATCCCCGCACACTCGCGCAGAGGAGTCTCCCTGTCGGGCTGCGGTCTCTGTTAATGCAGGAATACGGCGACAATACCGCGCATGGATAATAAGGTCGCTCAACACACTGGCTGTAATGCAGCGGATACCATGCGGCATTTAGCGGCATTCATCGTACACTCCACGGTTAGCTCTTCATTCGTGGCATTCACCTGAAAGGTCCGGGAGTGTAATTGCGTACATTTACCACTGAACGAACCTTCAACAAGAACACGACCACGCTGCAAAATACGGAACGGAATTGTTCCCTGAAAAGGTTCTACGGTTACCCGTAATTTCTTCATGTATCCTCCGGATAATAAAAAGCCAGCTTAGTGCACTGAGTGCGGATATATTCCTGCGCCCCTTCCAGCTGCTTCTGCATTGTCATCAGCCGTTCTCTGAGGATGAAATAATCCCGTTCAGCGGTGTCTGCCAGTTGGGGGCCGGTTGCATTATCCACGCGGGCGGTGCCGGTGGCTTCACGCACGGGACCTGGACAGGTGGCGTTGATACGCAGGCGCTTACGACCAGCGGCAACGTCAGCGCGAAGAGTTTCATTTTCAGCTTTCGCATCAGCTAACTCCTTCGTGTATTTTGCATCGAGCGCAGCAACATCACGCTGACGCATCTGCATGTCAGTAATTGCCGCGTTCGCCAGCTTCAGTTCTCTGACATTTTTGTCGCGCTGGGCTTTGTAGGTTATGGCGTTATCACGGTAATGATTCAGCCCCAGACTAAGCGCACCACAGGCCACCAGCAGGGCAATGATGACCACGCACAGTACGCGGTTCATTTCACCACCAGCGTATCTGACCGATGAAATAACCGGAGGCCATAATCACAAACACCAGCCAGATAAGAATGAACTTCCAGGTGGATAATTTTTCAGCCATCACTCGAATCTCCCGAATCAGTTTGCTAAAATCAAACACACTTTCTCCTTTGACTTTTCCAGAGTCAGGAAACACAAAACCCCGCTTGCAGCCAACAAACGGGGTTTTTACTTTTATTCACTTAGTTTTTGTCAGTTCGCAGGATTTCGTGTTATCCGCCCGCGTGGCCATGCCTTATTTTTCAGCAAAATATTCTGCTTATCTGTCGATTCCCCAGCACGCCAGCGCGCTCTCCTGGTCACGACGGGATACCTGACCATAACAGTTATTTGAGCGGATACGGCAGTCTCTGCCACCGTCCTTAATCCACCAGCGAATCGCCTCACACGCTCCCCTGCGATCACCTGCATTAATTCGTTTATAAAACGTCGACGGGAAACACTTACCGGGACCAATGTTGTACGGACAGAATGACGCGATCCCCGCTTTCTGGGGTTCACTCAATGGCACTCTGATGTTTTTCTCCACCCATGCCAGCGCCTTATCACGCTCAATGGCGTTAACCCGGTCGCATTTTTCCTTCGACAACTTCATGCCCGGAACGACAGGTTTGCCATCCACCAGGATGGCACCGCGGCAGATGGTCCAGATACCCGCGCCATCACGGTATGCCGTGGTGTGGTTACCTTCCTTTTCATCCAGAAACTGGTCGAGAATGTCAGGCGCAGGCGCACCAGCGGCAATCAGCGCCAGAACGGCAGCCGACAGGCCGTATCTGATTTTTGCGTTCATGGATATTTATCAGGATTTATCGGTTTCTGAGCCCTGGATATGTTTATCAGTTCCAGCCTGTTGCCTCAGGCTGCTAACAGGTCAATACAATCATGAGGATTATTTATGGACAATAACACCATTTCTCTACAGGAGTTGCTCGACAGCATTTCCAGGCTTCGGGAAGACGTGAATACCCTTACCGTCGCCTTCTCATATCTGGCATTCTCAATTCCAAGGGAACAGATGCAATCAACGCTGGCATCAATCCAGTTTGAATCATGCAATCCCAAATGGTCTCAGGAACAACAAGACTCTTTCAGGCGGCTTGCTGTATTACTGGATGAAAAATATGCTGGTAAAATTACCATTTCGGCGGACTCTTCAGAGAACCCGTAATTATTCCCGGTAGTTTTCCTCTGTAGGTTATCAACACATCCTGCGCCTCTAAAATTACGGGGCGCTTTTCCGGCGACTGCTCATCCCCTTCACATAACCCGGCAGCAACATCCAGGAAGACCTGTCTGATGCTCCTTCTGGCTGCTGCCTCATAAAACTCCAGCGCGGCACCTTCAACACGGTCCAGCGAGATGTCCAGGTCAAAAATTTCACCGTCAAAGCGTTTTTTGTCCCGTAACGCTAAAGTTACCGTAACTTTATTCTCAAAATTGCGGATCCCTTTCACAATCAGTTCATAGTTTTGAGTCATTGAATTACTCTCCCCGTGCAGCCTTACGACGGTCCTCTCTGATTTTGAAATACAGGTTAGTCAGATATGTCAGCAGCCCAAACA